CTTTCCTATCCACTCTTGAAAGCCTTTATCACCCACAACATCCATAAAATCAGGATGTGTAGCTTCTAACTGAGTTAAATTAGCCTGTTGAGCTGACTTAACATTACCTTCTCGAGCTTTGCGAATCTCTGGATGGTTCTCTATCGCTGAATTTACTGCCTTAGCAGGATCATCGTAGAAAGTATCCTCGAAACTCACAGTTTCTTCTGTTGTTTCAGTAGCTTGATTCACTTGAGGTTTAGAATCCAGAAGCTGTTGTATCATTTGCCTCTGTTGTCCAACCTCTTGACCTTGCTTACCGAATGCTTTTTCAACATTCTGGTGCATGGTTATTACATCTTCTAATGTCTTCCCAGCATACTTCTCAGGTGGTTCATAAGTTGGCTCTTGTGGAGCTTCCTGTATAACTTCCTGTGGTTCTGTTACCTGTTCCACACCTTCTGGTGCTGTATCTACTACTATACTCATTTCTATGTCTCCGCCCCGAGGGGTTATGAAGTTACTTAATGTGTGGTGTCGGTTTGACCCGATTGTTCCACGGCTATTTGCGTTGCGGATTCTAAGCTAAGCAAATAACCTAGTACCTTTAACTGCCCTTTGGCATCCCAAAGAGATTTTTCATCGTTGATAGTCTCAATGTCTCGAGTTGTATCTTCAATGGTTTCTAATTCAGCCATCAGGTCTAGCCAACCTTCTGTCTCAAATAAATCTAATCTATCTTTTAAGAATTGTTCATCCGTCTTCATTGAACAAATCTACTAATTTCTGTTTCTTGAGCAATCTTTCTAGCATTTGCCATGTTTAATGCAGTTTCTGAACGTAAATGGTCTACTTCTGGGTATGTTCTCTCAGTATCCATGTTCTTACTGTTAATATCTGCTTGAGTTTTCTGTAAACCAATAGAATCCTTCTGCAATTTAAGCACTTTCTCTTGAATATCGATCTCATTTGGCTGTAAATTAGCTGCTTCAGCTTGCCATTTGATTGCTTTAGCTTTTTCTTCTTCAGCTTCGGCATATAACTTAGTAATCTTAGCCTTCATCTCTTCCATCTGCAACTGTGTACCCATCTGTTGCATCTGTTGTTGCTCAGGATTAGGTTGACTACCTTGTGTAAGGGCAGCTGTAATCTTATCTCTATCGTGCATTGATGAATTACCAATCATTGACAATAGAATCACGTTGAAAGCAGGTGAATCTTTAGGGATAGCTTGCAACATCTGTACCATCTGAGTCATTTCTAACTCTTTAGCCATGATTCCCATAGTTGAATACGGAACAAACTTATAATCTGTAGCAGGGTAACGTTCAACATCAAACTGAATCTTACGCCACATTGATTTATTAATCATCGGAATAAGGAACGTGTTCTGGAAATTCATTAATGTACGTTTTTGACGCTTAATTGACGCAGATTGTGCCATAGACATACCTGACGAGGTAGCTCTTTCAGCTGAACCAGCATCAGAAGAGCCAGTACCCATCTGAATCATGTTTTGAAGTGAGGCAACCTGGGAAAATGTTGTTTGGTCTGTGGTTCCCAAAGTCAGAGGCATAATAGCCGTTCTTGGATCACCATTCGTTAGTATAGTTTTGCCAGGTCTAACCTCAAACTTAATACCACGAGGCAATCTAGTAGCGTCAGCTGCCATCATAGGTGTAGTTGTTAGGGCTAGAGAGTCAATTCTTGCTCTCATTTCAGTGTCTAATGCTTTTTGAGGGTTGTAACCCTTCTCACAAACACCTCTACCCCAGAATTTATTTGGAACAATGTCATGTTGATAACTAATGAACGGTCTATCCTTCATCATAAAGGCATTTTCTTCAGCTCTAAGGATGTATTCGTCATTTACGATAGTAACTACCGCTTCAACTAGCTCATCTTTCTTAGTGTATTCAAAATCGTCTTGATCTTTGCTCTTTTTAAGGAATCTTTTAGGAACTAAGCCCCAGTATTCAGTAATTTTAACCGAATCAGACTCATCAGCTTGTTTGGTCTCAGGATCGAAGCCAAAACGAATAGTATCATAATCACCATCAAGGGGAACATCACGATAAATACCAGACTTAATCCCATCCACGATATGGTAGCGCGGTTTAATGACTTCATGAGCAACTCCAAGAGCATCTTTAATAGAATTAGCTGAAGGGTCAATCAAAAACTCTTTAGGAGAGATTGCTTCAATCTTAACATCGATACTTGGAATCTCTAATAGAGAACGAGTCGTGGTCATAGTGCCTTCAACAGGAACTTCTTGAGGAACTCTTTCAATATTCTGCTCAACAACGATCTTACCAACGCCAGTACCGTAGATAGCAGCATTTAAGAACACTTCGCAGATAGCATCTTTAACGCCAGTCTTCTCAAGGTCTTCTTGTAATAGGTTACGGATAAACTCAGCTTCAGAGTTGTCCTGATCTAGAAAATCATCTTGAATGTCAAACCATTTGCCACGACCAAACGTAGCTTCCTCTAATTCTGCAACAGCAGACTCTACAGCTTGCTGTAAGGCAGGAGAAATAATACGAGACTTCTCAGAACCACGCATACGGTCTGATTGAACCCAGATACCACGCCAAAGGCGGTAATACTCATCCCACTTAGTGACATAATTAATATCACGATGGGTGCGCCATCCGTCTAGTCTATATGTAAGCCAAGAAGATAATGCTTTGTACTGAGTTTCCTTGTCATCGAACATAAGTGCTTGATTTCCCTGCGAATTTATGTGTAATATATCATAAAAAGATACTTATGGGTGGTTTTTGAAAATATTAGTAGCCAGCAACCTCATCTTCAGGCTCCCAATCTTCTTCTAATTCAATTGTATGTGCAAAATCAGCAACAGATACTTGGTCTATGTAAGCAAGAGCATCTAACATATCATCATGCGACAATTTGTTAGGAAAATCAACGAGTTGTGACACAAAAGGTCTCCAATCTCTATCTTCATTGAACGTAATCTGTCCATATTCCATTCTTCCTTGTAGCG